ATGGCTAACGTGGAAGCGGTGGAAGCGGATGCTGCAAAGCAGGCGGACCTGGCGAATCTGGTAAACCTGCTGGGGGTCTTTTCGGCGGCGGCCAATGGGTTGCAGGCGCTCGAGGCGTCGATCAATGAGCAACTCATGGATCTGATCGATGAGCACCAGAAGGATTATGCGCAACTGCAGGAGGCGATGACGAAGGCGGAGACGGCGTGCGAGGCGCTGACTTTGATGCATCCGGAGTGGTTCAAGGTGAAGCGGTCGATCCGGACGCCTTACGGGACGGTGAAGTTCCATTCGGGGACGAAGCTTCTGGTGGAGAATCCGGAGGGGACGATTCTGCTGCTGCGGGCGGAGAAAAAGGCGGACCCGAAATTCAAGGCGGAGGAGTTTATCCGGAGCGCGGAGGAGCCGAATCTCGAAATGCTGGAAAGGCTGGACGATGAGACATTGGCGCGGTTCCAGGTGCGGCGGGTGAGGGCGGATAAGTTTTCTGTCGAGGCGGCGAAACTCGATATGGGCAAGGCGGTGAAGGAGGCGGCGGAAGCGAAGGGATAAAGGGGCATGGACCAGACTTTCGAGGAGGACGGGCGGCCGGTGCCGGCGGTGGAGTTCGATTGGGAGGCCATCGAGGATTGCGGGCCGCAAACGGATCTGCAGGGGTTGAGTGATGAGGACGTGGAGCGGGGCTTGATGGTGCTTCGGGCGCTGTTGTCTTGGATTTGGCAGAATGGGTCGCGCAATCCGGAGGGGCTCAAGCTTCGGGCGATGGTGATTTGCTGGCTTTTCTTGAAGGAGCTGCGGCCGCTGAAGCTGAGCGAATTGGCGCGGGGGTTCGGTTTGAAGAAGCAGAGCGTGGGGCGCCAGGTGGAGGATTTCAAAAAGCACTTTCCGGGGATCCGGTCTCCGCACATGAAGATCGGGGCAACGAAGAGCCGGACGCTGGAAAGGGAACGATATGGATAGACTCTTAATGTTTCTGTTGGTCATTTCGGCCGCGTCCGGTGCGCTGGGATTGCTGTGGGATTTTGACGTGAAGCTTGGTTGGCCTCGGAAGAGGCTGGTCAGGTGTCTGCTCATGCTCGCTATGCTCTCGCTTGTGGTGGCGGTCGGGCTAGCAACAATCTTGTTATTCGAGGCGGCGCATATCATGAAAGGGATGGTGCCATGACTGACTTGATTCCATTTGGGCGGCGGATTAACGAGCGTGAGGCGACGATAGCGCGGCTGGTGGATTCGGCGTTGAGGGCGGCGGCCGCCACGGTGGCGGAGATGATCTTGCAGGGGCAGGACCTCCGGGCGGTGAAGGCGGCACTTTCGCACGGGGCGTGGCTGGCCTGGCTGTCGGAACATTGCCCGGCGCTGCACGAGCGGCGGGCGCAGCGATATATGCGTTTGGCGGCGGACCCGAGCCGGGTGGCGGAGTTGATGGGGGCGGGGTCGCTGCGGTCGGCGTTGGCGCTGCTCGAGGAGCCGGCGGAGGCCTCGGGGGAGGAGCCGCGGCGGTGGCCGGCATATATCGAGGCGACGGGGCGGGTGGCGAAGCTGGCGGGGTACGTGGAGAAGCATCCGGTGTCGCAATGGCCGTTGGAGGGGCAGGAGAAGTTCCGGGATGAGCTGAGGCCGATAGTGAAGGCGCTGTGGCCGGGGCTGGAGGTGTGAGGTTATGAAGGCGGAGAGCGCTCGGAGTGTGAAGCGGGCCTCTGGGGCGCGGGAGTCGTTTGCGGCGGCGGCGGAGTGTCTTGGGCCGATCATGCCCGGTATGGCGTTGTTTGCGGTGACCCGGGGGCAGTGGTCGATGATCGACGCGATCCTTCATTGTCTGGATTGTGTGGGGCCGGCGGAGGTGAGCGTGTGGACTTGGACGGTGGCGGAATATGAGGTGCAAATGCTGACGCGACTTCGCATCGATGGCCGGGTGACTGGCGGCCGGCTGGTGATCGATCACGGGGCGCGGAATAAGAACAAGGGGACGATTCGGGAGTGGCAGGGGACCTTTGGGGCGGATTCGGTGCGGTACGTGCTGAATCATTCAAAGCTGGCGCGGGTGGCGTCGGCCTCGGGGTTGCGGCTGCTGCTGCGGGGCTCGATGAATCTGAATTTCAATCCGCGGTTTGAACAGTTTGACATCACGGAGGGGGGCGAGGATTACGGGTTGGTGAAGCGGATCGAGGATGATTTGCCGGTGTTGGGGGACGATTGCGCGGGGCGGGAGGTTTATGCGGCGAGCAGGGTTAGCCAGGCGTTCGACGCGTCCACTTTGGAAATGTTCTCGGGCGCGCGGGTGTGGGGCAAGTAGCTGCCGCCGGGCGCGAATACCTTATGGAGGCGGCGGAGCGGGCGGCGATGTGGTCTGCATTCAAGGCGGATAATCCAGGCAAGGGCGGGGAGGACCTGCAGATCTACTTTGGGGCGGCATTGGACTATTGCGAGGCGGAGACGAACATCCGGGCGCACGGGAATGTGTGCTTGCATCCGCGCACGGGCGCGCCGGTGGAAAACCCTTACCTGAAGATCAAGGCGTCGGCGATGCGGCTAATATTGCTGAGCCGGTTCGGCGGGCTGGCGAAGTCCGGGCTTTGGCGGGGGCTGGAGCGGATGTTCCAGGCGGCGCCGCCGGGCGTCTCCGGGTGACTTTTACGCATTGGTGTGGAAGAGAATGCAAATCCGTCGCCGGCCGTCGCTGGGGAGCTACGGCCCGGGCCGGCCGAAGCGGTCGGGGTGTTGGACGCGGCCGCGGCACAGCGGGTGTTGGCCGTGGACGTGGACAACGTGCGCCGCAAGGCTGAGCAGTGCAAGCCGTTGAGCAAGTATGAGCGGACGCTGATTCAAGAGGAGGCGAGGCGGACGGAGCGCGCGCGGGCCACCGCGGCGCCTGCGCCGAGCCCGGCAGCGGGGACGGCTGCGGAGACGCTGCGCCTGGCATCGGGGCTTGCGGCGAAGCGGCTTTGCGAGCTGACTGGGCTCACGGATCGGAGGCATCGGCAATTGGCGGACGCGGGTTACTTCCCGTCGCCGCAAAATGGGGAATACGATTTCGAGCGAACTATCGAGGGGCTGTTTCGTTACTTCAGGGAGCAGATTGCGAAAAAGAGCAATTCATTGGCGAAGGAGCAATTGCGGTTGACGAAGGCGAAGCGGGAGAAAACGGAGGCGGAGGCCGGTAAGCTGCGGGGTCTGTTGATCGAAAAGGATGAGGTGGGGCCGGCGCTGCGCAATTTGGCGGCGCATCAGCGGGCGACGTTGCAGCATAAAATCGAGAGGGAGCTCGCGCCGAATCTCGCGGGGCGGCCGGTGGGTGAGATCATGACGTTGTGCCAGCGGGCGGTCGACGAGGTGTGCGAGGTGTTTGAAAAGGGGATCGCGGAGTGGTGCCAGGTGGACGGAGGCCAAGCGGGGCAGGATAGCGAGGGCGCGCCGTGAATTCGGAGATGAGGAAGATCGCGGCGTCGTTTGTTGGGCGCGCCGTGGCGGCGGCTTGGCGGCGGCCGTTCCGGGGCGAGGTTTACGAGTACGCGGCGAAGCTGAATTTGCAGGCGGGCTATTCGGTAAAGGGCGCGGTGGATATGAACACGCTGCGACATTTGTTGTGGCCGCTGCGGGCACTGCGGGCGCCGTGGGTGCGATTGGTGTCGCTTCGGGGCGCGGTGCAGACGACGAAGTCGCTGTGCGCGGATATTTGGGTGCCGTACCTCATCGAGCACGATCCCGGGGATCTGCTGTGGCTCCTCGAGGATGACAAAAAGGCGCGGGAATACGCGGCGCGGTGCCTGACGCTGATTAAGAGCGTGCCGGAGATCGCGGCGATGTTGCAGGACGTGGACACGTCGGACAAAACGAAGACGCGGATCTCGTTTCGGCACATGCAGCTTTTGGTATGCGGATTGAACGCGGGCAACGTGCAATCGCTGAGCTGGCGCTATGTCATCGTGGACGAAACGTGGTTGCATCCGTGGGACGGGTTGATCCGGCAGGCGATGGATAGGACGAAGCAGTACCCGAATACCAGCAAGGTATTGCTGATCGGGCAAGGGGGCTGGGACGGGGATGACCACGACCGGGAGCACCGGGAGTGTCAGCAATGGGAACTGGGTTATCGGTGTCCGGAGTGCGGGCGGGCGCAGGCGTTTGAGCAGTCGCGGGAACGGCCGGCGGATTTCGAGTTGGAAGCGCTGCGGGGGAAGTTTTCGGGGCTGAGTTGGGATACTAACGAGGTGACCAGGCCGGGCGGCCGTTGGGACTGGGATGCGGTGAAGCGGTCGGCGCACCATCGGTGTTATTTTTGTGACGCGCGGATCGAGGACCGGCCGGAGGTGAGGCGGGCGTTGAACGATGGGTATTGCTACTTGCCTGGGGACGGCCGGGGGGGCGAGGGGCCGGCGGAACCGGTGTTTGCGGAGCGCGTGGCGTTTCATTGGCCGGGCGAGGCCTCGATGAGGGTGCCGTTCGGGGATCTGGCGGTGAAGTACCTCAAGGCGAAGATCGCGGCGGAAGAGCAGGGCTACAAATTGCCGCTGCAGGAGTATTGGCAGAAGGATCGCGGGTGCGTGTGGTCGGACACGCTGGAGGGGGATTACCGGGAGATTGTCAAAGAGACGTACGACCCGAAAGCGGAGTGGAGCGAGGGGGTTTACAAGTTCTTGATCGTGGACTGCCAGAGGGATTTGAAGAAGTTCTATTTCACGGTGTTCTTGGTGGCACAGTCGGGAGAGTCGCGGGAGTTGGAGCGGGGAATGGCGGCGTCGTTCGAGGACATCGCGAAGATCCAGGATCTGCAGAAAATAAAGGATCAACACGTTTTCCTCGATTGCAGCTATCGAATGACGGAAGTGTTGCGCGAGTGCGTGAAGCATGGGCACGTCGCGACGGTGAAGTTGGGTAAGGGCAAGGAGCGCAAGGTCTGGCGATGCTGGATCGGGCTCAAGGGGAGCGGATATGAGATGTTCCGGCACAAAGACCCCGTGACCGGACTTATGGAATCGAAGGTCTATTCCGAGCGCAAATGGTATGACCTAAGCATTGGGATGGGGAAGCGGTCAGCGCGCGCGCCTTGGTATGAGTGGAGCAATCTGCACTGCAAGGACCTGTTGAGGATGCGTCGCGACGCTGAGCCCGGGGTGCCGGCATTCCTTTCGCTGCCGGACACATTGCCGCCGACGGACCAGAATTCCTACTTCGCGATGATGCGCAGTGAGCGACGCCAAGAAGACTATGCCGGGGGGCGGAAGCGCAGCATCTGGGTACCGGTCAGCAAGACGCGACCTAACCACTATTGGGACATCGGCGGGATGCTAATGGCCGTGGAATCCATCGTCGGCATTATTGGCCAGGCGGAATCGGTAGAGTCGGCAGACCCTCCCCCCCCATAAGGAATCTATTGTGCCGGCACCGTCCCAGAGCAGCTTGGTTGGCTGGCAAAAATTTCAAGGGCGCGGGGTTTGGAATCGGGGTTTCAGTTTCAAGGTGGCAACTGGGGGCATGGGGTGGGGCGGGCGGGTGGGCATTGACGGGCGGGGGTTGTTATGCCGGTGGACTATTATCCGCAGAAGTCGGTTCAGGAGCTAACGGTGCTGCTGGACACGTTGCAGCGACGCCAGACGTCCGGGGGGATTGTTGGGGTGTCGGGCGGGGGCTCGTCTACGTCGCGGCAGTTGGCGGGTATGGGGAATGCCAGGACGTCGGTCGAGATCCTGCGGGTGCTTTACTCGCTATACTGCCGGGACCCAAAGACTTTCAAGGACCCCTATGCGGGGAAGATCACCCGGACCAGGGCGAGGTACACGTTTTCATGAGGGCTTCAATTGGTATGCCGCGGACGATGCCGGCGGGTCGCCGGCAGTCGAGCGTTCTGGGGCCGGATGGCAAGCCGGTCTCCTACTTTCTTTATCCGACGCCGCGGTTCAACCTGCGGCAGTACAAGCCGCGGTATTGGCTGGCGGCGGACACGAAGTCGAACGTCACGGAGTATGACCGCTGGGAGATGGTGAATTACTCGCGTCAGCTTCGGGCGCAGATCGACGTGTTGGACACGGCGGTGCGCGCAAAGAACACTTGGGCGTTTGGGGAGGCCTGGGACGCCCATTACGTCGGGCGTAATGCGGACTGGGGTCGGCTGGCGGAGGAATGGCTGCGGGTGCAGTTCTTTCCTAATTGCAACGTCCGCGGTGGGCCGTTTGACCTCAAGACCTCCCTGCGGTTGAGCGGGGAGGCTTTGGACGTGGACGGCGATGATTGCATGGTGTTGACGGAAAACGCGGCTGGTGATCCGCGCATCGCCTTCTACACGGCCACCCGGGTGGGGATGCAGGCGACGGGGATGCGCGGGAAGATGATTAAGGAGGCTGGGCCCGATGGGACGGTCGGTGAGGGGATCTACGCCGGTGCCAAAATCTTTGACGGGGTGATTTTTGACCGGAATATGCGGGCAATTGCCTTCCGAATCTGCGGGGAGGATGGATCGTTCCGGGACGTTTCGGCTTTTTCGGCTGACCTTGCGTTCGAGCCGACTTGGCATGACCAGGGCCGGGGAATCCCGCGGATCGCCACGAGCCTGTTGAAGTGGATGAACCTGCAGGACATCGACGAATTCATTCAACGGGGCATGAAGCGGGCGTCGTCCATCGGCCTGAAGTTCAAGCGGGAGGGGGGCGAGGCGGCGCTGGGAAACGAGATCATCACGGGGGAAGACGATCCCTCGGTTCAGGCGGCCGGGGCTAATGCCCAGGTGGTTAGTGGCGGGGTCCATCCCAAGGTTTATTACGAGGAAATCGAGGGGGGCGAGATGTATTACCTCGATAGCCAGGGCGATGAGGAGATCGAGGCGCTGAAGTACGAGAATCCTCACCCCAATTCGGAGGCGTTTGTTGAACGGCTCATGCGGGGGGCTTTGGCGTCGGTTGGGTGGTTTTACGAGCTGATTGACCTGCGGGAGACGGGCCGGGCGGCGGCTCGGCTGCTGACGGACATGGCGAATCAGTCGATCGGGGAGCGCCAGGCGTCCGGTCACAAGCGGTGGCGGCGGATTGTGTCCTATGCGGTCGCCAAGGCGATGAAAAACGGGACGTTGCCGCGGAATGACGACGGGATGGACGCGTACCAGTGGGACCGAGGGTTGCCCAAGGAACTTTCGGTGGATGCCGGCAACGATGAGCAGGCGGACCGGGAGAATCTCAAGATGGGGACGACTTCGAAGGCGCGAATTGCGCAGAAGCACGGCGACCACTGGCGCCGGATTGGGGCGCAACGGCTGTCGGAGGTGCAGGACCTGATCGCGATGGCCCGGCAGGTGTCCCTTGCGGCGCCGGAAGTGCCGTTTGAAATGGCCATGGAGCTGCTCGAGCAACGGAGCCCGAATCCGATGGCCGGGGGCGGGGAGCCGGATGGGGATTAGGGGCCGCCGCCGGCCTCGAGGCCGGGAGTCGCGCCAAAGAAATGATCAGAGGCGCTCTGCCGAGTCGCCGACACGAGAGAGGATTATGAAATACGATCGGATAATGGCTTTGTTGGCGGAGGAACCGCTGTTGATCACGCCGGCGGCGCATGGGGCGCTGGCACGATTGTTCGCTGAGCATCGTTCCTTGAGTCGCGCAGACTTCGAAATGAAGCGGGAGGGGACGGGGGCCTGCGGGGCCGTCGTCGAGTTGGAGCAGATGGAGATCATCGACGGGGTGGCGCACATTCCGATCGGGGGACCCATTGGGCGAGGCCTGGGGAAGTTCGAGAAGTGGGCCGGCGCGGTGGATGTCGAGGACGTCATCGGGGAGATCGACGAGGCGGAGGAATCGGCGGAGGTAGGGGCGATTCTGTTGGACATCGATAGTCCGGGGGGCATGTACTCGGGGACGCCGGAGCTGGGTGACCGGATTTTGCAGTGCCAGAAGCCGATTTATGCGTTTAGCGCTGGGATGATGTGTTCGGCGGCGTATTGGGCCGCGGCGGCCACCGATGGGATTTTCACGACCCGGACGGCGACGGTGGGCAGCATCGGGGTGTATTGCGCGTACCTGGATTCTTCGGCGGCGATGGAAAAGGAGGGGCTGAAGGTGGATGTCTTTACGAGCGGCCGCTACAAGGGGGCGGGGATTCCGGGGACCACACTGAGCGAGGACCACCGGAAGATGCTGCAGGCGCGCGTGGAGGAAATGGCGGGGGCGTTTTATCAGCATGTCGAGGCCTCGCGGCCGGACGTGGAGCGGACGGACATGCAGGGCCAGGTGTTCATGGGGGATCGGGCGGTGGCGGCCGGGTTGGTTGACCAGGTGGTCCGTGACAAG